GCTGTTCCTGCCGTTGCGCCTTCCCACGTATTTAAACAAACAAGTCGTCCATAATAAGCAACAACAATTTTAGATTGATACATTGTGTCTGTAGAGGAAACAAGTGGCTGAAACGTTGTCCATGTCGAGCCATTAGTATATCTAAGAGGGTCGTTTCCTGTAGTTGTGTCAAAATAGCCGTTTGTTACAAAAAGCAGCTTATTGGCGCTATCGCTGCCGCGGTAATTTGTTCCCATAAAAAGATCGGCTGTACCGCCGTTCCATGTTGTGCCGGCAACATATTCTTGAAATGCCGTTCCCTGATAAACGTAAGCGTATTTTCCGTCAAAAAATATAGATTGTTCGTTGTTGATGGCGTCCTGCTCTCGAACAATATCACCAAGGACGGGTAGACATGGATAATAATTAAAATCTGCCGTAATCGGTTGACCGCCATTCAAAACTACCGTAAATTTCAGGTACGCCGTAGAAGTGGCATAGCTTATGTAAGAGCCTGAAACGCTCCCTTTGCCCGTGCCGGTCAATGTGCCATCACCGTTATCGCTAAAAGTGGCTACATCTGTGCCGGCAATCGTTATCGCAAGCGTTGTAGGTTCTAGCTCGGCGTCCGCTTCCCCTGTGATTCCTGAGGCCGTAACTATATTGATGGTCATTGTGTCCGTAGCTGTAGTGTTACCCAAACTTTGCGCGGTGAGTTTGCGGCGAAGACGGCCGACGTACGCAAGACCTTCTTTTTTTAATACTCTTCCTCTCCAGACATATGCGTTAGAAAGCTCGGTAAAAGCTTGATCGGGCAATAAAAAAGGCTTTACATCGGACTGCAAGCCTTGTGGGTCGCCTGTAAGAAGCATTTTTTGGAGCGGTTGCATTATACTGTTCCTATAGCTGTCCAATATACTTTTCGATTGCTGCTACTACCTGTAAGAATTACAAATTGTGCTGTGGTTACAGAATCTTTTTTTATAGCAGCATGATTAGAGCCGGCAGAATCCATTTCTCTATTTACAGTTAATGAATAAGGTAAAGCGGTAAAAGGGACAGGAAAAGTTATCGTAGTCGATGTTGCCGCTGATACACTTCCATATTGTAGCATCAATCCACCTGGCAAAAATGTCCAGCCTGTTGAAGTGGCGAAAGTTCCTTTTTTTGAATCATAAGATGTTGTTAGTTGATATTCTTTGCCGTTATTTTCTGCACGAAACCAAAGATTAGTTTCAGCGACGGCGCCTGCTCCCACTTTCGAATAAAAACCAGCTTCATCAACGGCGGTATCGGGAATGGTTGTTTCAGGCATTTGGAGATACTTATGTTTGCCAAAATCAGCGCTACCAATGGATGCGTGATTAATCTCCATATTTTCTTTGTAGTTCGTAAAATTATTTCGTACTAACGACTTACTATTGCCGAGCGATTGACCGTCATACGGTACGCCTGTCGTAAATGTTGTTGGCATAAAATCTCCTATGGAAATTGATTAATTCCGAAACCGGCACTTCCAGCTGCATAAATCGACGCCACTCTCTCTTTTCCCAATTGCGCATAAGCTCGTGTTTGGTTTTGGGCGTATCGTTCCGCTAGTGACTTGTCCATTAACATTACGCCGTCTGGGTCAAGGGCATCTTCGTAAAACTTCTTTGCAGCACCAAAAGCAAGCGTTTCCCACCACTCTGTAACCTCAGGCGTGCCTGTACCCCCAACTTGGTGCAAAAGCGCCTGTGAAGGCCTCCTATAGGCCTGCATTTCGACAGTATAGCCGCGGTTCGGTACAGGACGTAATATAAACTGGTTTTGATAGAACAAAACAGCTAACGGTATTGCAGCTTGAAAAGGGTTATATTGACAATAGATAGAATTTCCACTAGGCACGTTATCGGAAAAAAGAAGCCCTGTGATTGCTCCTGTTTGATAATCAATAGCGCCTGCCGTACAGTCTCCGATTAGATTGCCGTTTCCGTCATCCGTAACATTTAAAGTTGAGCTTGCAGTATTTGCTGTTATCAATATGTTTTGGATGCGAGATATGCCAATCTCTTGGAACGACGGCTGTGGCACGCCATACTGATTGGTCGTAGCTTCATTTGTTTGCACGATAGGATTGTTGGTAACGCTTCTTAGCAATGGCGTAGACGTTAAAGTTCCTGCATATGCTCCACTCGTACCGTCGCCGGTTGTAAAAGCTTCTTCCTGTTGCCAGTTAAAATTTGCCCCGTAAAAGCTCCAAGGGTCATAAAACAACTTCGTTTCTCTCTTTGCTATATATACCGGTTGCTCAATAGTCGTGTAGTGCTCTGAATCAAACGGATAAGTATCTCGGCCTTGCACCGTGTTGAAAAAATACTTATCCTTAAGCTTTAGATTGCGCATCTCGGAAGGAAAATCATAAAGATAAAAGCTGTCGATATAATCATCAATTCTTTCGTCTGTAATTTGCGCAGTTGTAGCCGCTCCTACTAATCTTCGAAACTTTACTCTTATATCTGCGAGTGTACCTATACTCATATCATCTCCAAAGGAACAAATCTTATTCTTGAGCTAATTTCGTAACTGCTCGGCACGCCTCTTACGCTTTCCGTCATTACCGGAGATATTTTGCGCACCTTCTTTACTGTATTATTAATATGCTTAATGATAGTTAAAGGCAACTCACAAGTTTCGCCGTGAACAAGTCTTATTGTAGTTATCGGCTCATCCGGCAAAATTCTCATGAAAAATTCTATCCAACCGCCTTGAGCGTCTACAAATTCAAAGCGTCCTTTTACTAGTTTTTCGCTTTGTTTGCGTATTTCTTTTATTTTGCGTTCTACTTCTTCTTTTACAACAGGTTTATGTTTTTTCCTGTGTGTTTCTATAATTTGCATAATCTCTCCTTAAAAGTTAAAGAGGGGGATTTCTCCCCCTCCCACATTCAACTATTCTGCGGTAAATTTGTCAGAATAGTAAGCTTCCCATTCATAGACAGCAGAAGCAGAAGTAATGGCGTTAGTACCGCATCTCATTACGTACTGGTTTCTATTGTCATAGGCAGCGTTAATGTTCATTGCTGGCGGATTAGCTCCCGGAATAATTCCAGAGCCAGCCGGCAAAATGATCGCAGGAGAAACCCCCGCGGCGTACACCGCCGATGTCGGCGGAGCAAAAGCGGTAAACCCGGAAGCGTCAATATCCACGGTTACGGTATATGTCGTAACAGCGGTAACAGTTCCAGTTTTCCCATCAATTTCAGACATGCCATAAGCAGACGGCACTCTAAACGACACCCTTTCTCCGACCGTAAAGTCGTGAGCTACTGTCATGCTAACCACGCATGGGTTAGCGGCAGTAATGCCTAGCGCTCCACCGACAGGCATAATATAACGCCATCTCGGATAGAATTTGCCGGGCATAATTAGTCGTACATTACCGGCTGTGGCCGCTGCTGCAAAAGCGCTGGCATCTAAATTCAAGGTAGCACTTACGTTAGTTGTTAACGCAGTAACCTCAAAGTCATAGCCACCGATTTGCAAAGCGCCTGTTGAGTCGGTAATTCTGACAACATCGCCGACAGCAATAGATCCAGTCGATGCCATACTACATACGGCAGGATTGGCTGCGCTGATGGCTGTTGTTGCCAATGCAGAAAAAGTTGGGGGATTCGCTGTATCAATTAAACGAAAGCCACCGCTGGTTTGCGCTGCTATTGCAGACACTACACCACCGGCTGCTTGGTCTAACGATCTCATCGAATCTTGAGCCATTCCCTTAAACCAATACGATTCAAGAGCGGTCTCTCCTCCTCCTGCGCCCCAGTCTGTCCTATTTCGCAAGACAAACTTATCTGGTTGACCTCCCGGAAGTACTACGTCATGTTTTGCAACAGACGCAGCGGAGGTAAACGTTCCCATATCTACTCTTTGATAAGGTAAAGCCATATTTATTCCTCCTTAAATTCCGGTTGATCTTAGGTTTGCTGCCCACATATCGTTGTTGAGGCACTGCTTTCTGTTACTTTCTGTGATTTTCACCACATACTGACCAAGTAATTCACTTGGCGGAGAAAACTCTTCGGTTTTCTCTCCACAAGTTTCCTTTGTGGTTCGGACTGTCGCTTCACTTTTCAGTGTCTTTTCACTCAGTCTCTCACGGTGATTGTCTTTTATGAATAAGAATATGACAACTTTTACAAACCCACAAGACATTAAGGGGTTTACTATAATCATTATGATGGCCATCAAGTCTTTTACCTGTTTTTCTACAGATTTGACATGATGTATCACGTATAAGTATACCCTTCTTAAGAGCTTGACGATATTCGATCCAACATTTGTAAACTTCGGGATTTTTTTGTATATAATATTTTTGATAAAGACGTCTTTGTGGGGCGTTTTTTTCATAAATGTTTTTATCTTGTTCCCTGATTTTTCTTCTATTTTTTTCTCGATATCTAGTACGTATAACTCTTTTTTTGTCTTGATTGTTTGTCCTCCAAACTTTCTCCAAAGCATAGTTACATTTCTTACATCTAGAATAGTAACCATCTTTGTAAAAACGATGTCGAGGAAATTTGTCATATTCTTTTATTTCTTTGCATAAAGTGCATTTTTTCATACATTGACCTTGGCTTTTCATTACCATTGTGCAATGCACGTTCATAAAAGTCAATCTTCCGCCTTGTTATCATAATCATGCAGCTTCCACATAATCGTAGACGTCCAAGTCAATCAGAAAAGATTTATTCAGAGCCAGTTCAAGCCTACCCTGATAAAACGTTGCGCCGGCTGTGTGTCTTAACCATTCTATTACTTTCGGCAACAGCTTGCCTACAGACCAATTTCTTGGCGGAAAAACCGCTTCGGGTTTTTCTCTACAGGTTTCCTCTGTAGTTTGGACTATCGCATCTCCTTTCGGAGTCCAAAGACTTAGTCTCTCACGGTGGCATTTGCCTTCCGCCTTGTCGCCATAACTATGCTGCAAAAGCATAATCGTAGGTTTCCAAGTCAATCACTTCGGATTTTACATGCTCATTTCTTTTTAAGCATGGATCGTTATTAAAACCGGGAGGCAAATAAACAAATTTAGCCTTGCCGCCCGCTTGCCACAAATTGCTATTACTTTCGACCACAATTGGCCTACTGACCATCTTTCGATGGCGGAAAAACCGCTTCGGGTTTTTCTCTGCTACTTTCGTTAGCAGTTTGGACTTTCGCATCTCCTTTCGGAGTCTTTTCGTTAAGTCTCTCACGGTGGCATTTGCCTTCCGCCCTGTCACCTTAATTATGCAGCTATTGCACAATCGTAGGTTTCCAAGTCAATTAGAAAAGATTTATAGTCGTCTGACCTTTTAACGACTTTGTAAGCTTCTTTAGCTACAATAAAGCAGTTCGCAACGTCCGCGTTGTTTAAAGACGCATTTGCCGAAACAGAACCTTGGGAAGACACATAGAAACGCATGTTTCTAATAGCGCCCCATTCACAAGAAAGCGTCCTGCTTATGTCTGGATAGCGGTATTTTGTTACAAACCCGTCCATCTTTTCCAAAACAGGAATCATCTTTGTTGTGCACAAGCAAGCGTAAGCATCGCCCACGCTGGCAGTACCAAACTTATCTTCTGCTCCAATAATCGACGTTACGTATTCAGCGTCGTTATTCTGGAACGTAGTTACAATATCGCTAACGTCATCAGCAGTCATTTCAGTTGGAACGTCACCATTAACGCCACCAACGGAGTTTACTACAGATGCTGTAGCTTCAAGGTTGTCCCTTTGTAGGACGTCTTGCGTTTCACGCAATGCCTGTCCTAAACGTGCCGCAGCACTGTTTAGGATTGGATCTTCGTTAGTAATTGTCAGTCTGTTACTGACCGGCTGCGCTGCCAATGCCGCCTCGACCCAATCTATACCAAAAGTTTCAGCGGGGGTGGCGACCATAGAGATTATCTACCTCAATCACGGGCCAGTACGGAGTGTCCTGACCGATATAGACAAAGTGTTGGAAGGTTATGGGGAACAGGTTAATGTCACTCGCTATGATTTTAATACCCCGGAAGGCGAAGCATTGCGACACATGGCGATGTTCAAGGGGTTCCCGACAACTGTCCTGACAAAGAATGTCGGGCGGGCCATTTACAATAACGCAGACGGACGTGCTGATAAAGCGGGGCTTGCTGCTTATATCGCCGCTTCAACGGCATTGGGTTACGTTGCTATGGTGGGGAAGGACTTGGCAAAAGGCAGAAATCCTCGTGATTTCAGGGACGATCCCCTTGATGTGCTGGTAGCAGCAATGGTGCAGGGCGGTGGATTGGGTATTTATGGTGATTTCCTGTTTGCCGAGACAAACCGCTTCGGTCGGTCTTTGGTTGAGACAATGGCCGGACCGACGTTTGGAACAATTGGAGACATCCACGAATTATGGGCGCGTTTCCGCTCGGGGGATGATGTAGCGGCCAAGGCGCTACGAGTCTTTATGCAGAATGCACCGGGCGGTAATTTGTTCTACACCCGTGCAGCAATGGATTACCTGATTTTTTATCACCTCCAGGAAATGGCTAATCCGGGCTACCTGAAGCGGACAGAGCGCCGTTTGGAACGAGAGCATGGCCAGACTTATATTATACCGCCGTCAAGTGTTGTGCCGCGCGGCGGTAATCTATTCGGGGGATAATCATGCCTCACCCAGCCAAAGGAATATGATTCATGACAAGTAACGATCAACTCCTGAGAGAGGTAGGCAGACTGGAGGGCGTGCAGGAGCAGATTGACCG